ACGGAGCCGCCCACGGGGGGCCACTCGATGCCGTCACGGGTGCCACTCAGGGTCACCTTGAGCTTGATCTTCATGGGGGGCCTCCTCGTGCGTGGGTGAGGGCCGCACCCGCTGGGGGTACGGCCCTCGCTAGTAGGGGATGGACGGATCAGGCCGCGTTGCCCACGAAGACCTTGATGGCCCCGGTCTGGTCGGCCAGGATGCCGTCGCCGCGGAGGACCGCCTTGAAGGTGATCTGGTCGGTGTTGAAGGCGAACTCCGAGGACCGCTCGAACCGCACGCCGCCCGCGATGCGGACGAAGTAGGCAGAGAAGTCACCGAAGATGACCGACTTGGCGCTGAGCGCGATGGCGGCCACGTTCGGGTCAGACACGACCGGCTTGCCGAGGATCGTGTCGGGGGCGCCCGCGAGGCCCGGAATCCACAGGTAGTTGCCCGTGGTGGACTCCTTGAGCTTGCGGACAGCCGCGATGGACGAGTCCCGCATCATCCATGCCGCCGAGCGCGACGCGCGGTAGCCGGAACCCACCGAGTAGTACAGATCGATCAGGTCATCGGACGAGAACGCGCCCGCCACAGACGCGGAGCCGGTCTTGCCGGTGGTCGCGGTCTGCACGATGCCCGACGGCTTGCTGGACGCGTTGCCCACCACGAGGTCGGTGCCGAAGGCGTTGCCCAGGGCGCGGCCGCACTGGCGAGCCAGGAAGCCCTCGAGGTCGACGCCGGTGTCGGCGATCAGCTCGGCCGGGGCCTGCACGATCACGCCGTACTTGTAGGCGCCCAGGGAGCGCTTGGTGAACGCCGGGTCCGACTCGGAGATTGCGACGTTCTCAGCGACCAGGGCGGCGGTGCTGAACGAGGTGGTCACGGGAACCTCGATGGTCTCGCCGGCCGCCGTCTCAAGGACGGTGGGGTTGGCGGCGAGCACGCCGGAGCTCTCGATGATGTGCTCCATGAGCTGCCCGTAGAAGCTCGTCGGCACGGTTGCGCCGCCGGATGAGGCGGTGCCCTTGGTCAGGTCGCGGAACTTCACGTCCCGGTCGAGGGTGACGGCGCTGCGCTCGCCCATCAGGAACGAGCGGACATCGGCCATCGCCGGGGACTCGCCCGCGACGGAACGCGCGTCGGGCCTGGTCGCGGCGATCTTGGCGAACGCCTCGGCCGCGTCAGCGTTGCGCTGCTCGGCCTCGGAGATCGACTTCATGCGCGCGTCGATGCCGTCCAGGTCGGCATTCATGCGCTGCCAGGACTGATCTTCCTCGGCGGTCAGATCGCGCTTGGCCTCGGCTGCGGAATCCAGGAGGGCCTTGGCCTGCTCCCAGGTGTTGGCTCGCTTCTCGGCAAGCTGCTTGATGAGCTCGTGGCTCATGATGTGCCCCTTTCATGGTCGGGCGAATTGGATGGGTTGCGAGGTGGGTGTCGCCCGGCCTCAGGTGGCGGCCTTGCCGCGAAGGCAGGCCATGCGCTGCATGAGCGCGACGGGGGTCGAGTGGGTGTCGCCCGGCTCGATTTCCTGCGCTTCGACCCCGCGGAGCACATCCGCGAGGCCATCGGATGCCGCAGCAGCACGCACGGCATCCAAGTCAAGGTGGCGGGATTCGGCCAACGACCGAAGCCCCGAGGTGGTGTCCAGGTAGGCGGGCTGCACGACGGGCGCCACGTCGACAAGTTGAATCTCCAGCAGGGTCCGCAGCGGGAATCCCTGCTCAGTGAAGCCCCACTCGTCCTCAAGCGTGCGGAACGCGAACGACGAATGCTGCACGTCCCCACGCGCGGCGAGTGCGGCCAGGTTGTGCGCGTAGTCGGTGTCCGGCAGGTCCACCTCGTAGTCGAGGCCCTCATCGGTCAGGGACACGCGCAGCGTCCCGGAAGCGGTGCGCCCCAGCAGGTAGTGGTCCTCGTGCTGGTAGCGGCACAGCACGTCGCCCGCGTCGCGCAGGGTCTTGGTCAGCGCCCCGGGCGCGATCCGCTCCACGAAGCCGCCCAGGTTCTGGCTCAGGCGGTTGAACTTGAGCGCGAACCCTCCGAGCCTCTGCCCGCTGTCGTCCGCGCGAAGCTGCACGGTGCCGGCAGTGTGCCGGACCTCAGTTTCCCTCATTGGTGGGCCCCTTCTGTGCCTGCGCCAGTGGCGCGTAGGACTGTCCCTGTCCATCGGGCAGCGGTGTCAGATCTTCGATTTCGCGCAGCTCGTCCACGTTCCGCAGCCCGATCTCGCGGGCGATCTTGTGAATCCGGTACCGCGCTTCGGTGTCGACGCGGATCAGCCCATCGACGGCGAACTGGACGTACTGCGGGCGCGGCATGAGCCGGGCGCTCAACGCCTCCTCGAACCGGACCAACCATGGGCGGATCGTGTACGTCAGGAACTGGATGGCCTGCTGCTCCACCGTGTTGTAGGTCAGCGAACCGCCAGACTCGCCGCCGATCATTTCCGGCGGGATCGAGAAGATGGACGCAACCTGATTCGCGGTGGCCTTGATCGACTCCAGGAACGCCGCGTCGCCGGCTGGGATCGTCAGCACGTCCAGCTTCCAATCCTTGCCCGACACGAACGGCTCGCCCGTGCGGATCTTCTCCTTCGCGCGGGCCGCCATCGCGTCCGCCTGCGTCGGGGTCATCGTCGCCTCGGTGTTCTGCAGCGTGATGCCGGGCACCGCCCGGTTACGCGACCACTGCCGCGAAGCCGACTGCGCCTCATGTCCGCTGTCGAACGTCAACGCGAACGCGCGAACGGGTGACAGCCCCAGCGTCTTGCCGGGCATCACAACGGCAGGCACATGCAAGATCATGTTGGCATCCACGGGGCGCCCGTCGATGAACCACTCCGGCGCCACACCCGAGTCATCTACTCGCACCCGGTCGGGGTGCACCCATGTGCATGACGACGGCCAGCCGTTGGCGCCCATGCCGGACAGCACGCCCACAGCGTTGCCCAGCAGCAGCGCCGACATGAACCCCTGCATCTTCCACGCCACGCCACCCACGGCAGGCGGCAGCGCGCTACGCCTGCGCCCCTCGGCGGAGCGGGTGTAGGCGTGCAGCGGGAGCGTCGCGGCCGTCTCGGCGATCAGCTTCGTGGCGGCATACACCGGCACCACGGACAGCGCACGATCCGTCGACATCGAAGCCGGCCCCGCATCGACATTCCATGGAATGTCAGATGGGGTCAGCGCGCGTGATTCACTCGGGCGAAACAGGCTCATCGAATCGCACCCGCCCGCTTATCGACCAGCCACGACAGCACCAGTAGCAGCCCGCCAGCGGACGCCAGAGCGCCCGCGACGGACCAGGGCCACACAAGCACAGCCACGGCCAGCACGAGCAGCAGGGCGCCCGCCAGATCCAGCGCAGTGGTTACCATCGCGCGCCCCCCCATCAGTAGAACGAATCCATCACGTCGTAGTTGCCGCCAGCGCCAGCGGCCGCGAGCGTCATAGCAACCAGCGGCGCGATATCGCCACCAGATTTGCGGCGGCCCCAGCGCCATTGCTCCTCGCCCACCTCAACCGCGATGGCCGCATCGACGGCGGCAGTGAGCTCGAGCTCGCCGCGGTGCCCTAGGGTCCCGTCGTCCACCTGCTGCGCCAGCGCCGCGCACATGCCCGGGTAGTCGCCCATCGACACGTAGTCGACCGTGAACCCCATCTCCTCCAGCGCAGGCGCGAATGTCGCAGCCTGAGCCTTGGCCAGCAGCCGCACCACCGCGCCCGGGAAGCGCTTGGCCAACTGCTTGAAGGTGCGTTCGATCCATGCCGTGCCGCGCTGATACGCCTTCACGCCCTTGCGGCTCGGGATCTCCACCAGGACACGCCCGTCGATCTCGTCGGCGGCCACAACACAGGCCCATGTCCTGCGCGGAGACACGTCCAGCGCGAACACTGGCGTCTTGATCCTGCTGGGCGCGATGAGCTTGGCGAACCGCTCGCCGTCGATCGGCTGAAGTGCGCCATCGGCGCCGGGGTCATCCCACCAGCCGATCTGCTCACGGGCGAACTTCATTGGCTCGGCCGCGTTCGCTTGCCGCAACCCGGCGATGGTTTCGACGGTCATACGGCCGCGTGCGATCGCAGTGTTGCCCTGCCTCCACAACGATTCGTCATCCAGCGCACAACCCTCGGAACCCACTGCGTGGTCGCATTCCGCATGGAGGCACGGCCTGAACTCGCCAGCCCATTCGGCATACGCCAAGCGGCCGACGCGCCCGCGTCCACGGTCGCGTATGGCACGCAGCACGGAGGACGACAGCAGCCCCGCCGACGAGCCGTAGAGCATCTGGGGATCGGGCCGCGCCGCCAG